CTTCGACCAATTCATTTTCCGGATCTCAGATACTATCCCTGGACACTAAATACTAGTTCCGAAGCTCCTTGGTCATATCGCTCTAATGTTAGAGAGATAATAACAAGAAAACAAGCTGAAGGATTAATCTATGATGCAAGAAGATCGTTTCATAACCTATATGACGAAATCTTTGTGGAAAATCGATTATTAATTCATTTAATAAAAGAAGGTGATCCAAAATTTTGGACTACCAATGGAAACCCAATACCATACGAATTTGTGAATTTACATGCAAGGTCACACATCGTCGGAATCGACGAAGAAGATAAGATACGTGCAGTTTTTGGAGTAACAAAGTTACTACTAATGGCTGAACAACACTTTATCTGGCCACTTCAAGAATATTACTTGAATGAACATGCTGAATCACCACTGTTATGGGGAAACGAAATGATCAAAGCAGGATGGAGAAAACTGTGGAATCGAGCATATAAGAAAGCTCCTTTCGCAACCGTCTTGTCACTTGACTGGAGTCAATTTGATAAACGTGCTTTACACGAGATTATCAATGACGTTCATGCAATGTGGAGATCATATTTTGATTTCAATAATGGATACGTTCCAACAAACTTTTATCCAAACTCAATTACTGAACCTGACAGAATCGAAAGGTTATGGAAATGGACATGCTACTCAATCAAGCATACTCCAATTTGCTTACCTGACGGTAGAAAATATGTTTGGCAGAGAAACGGAATTGCTTCCGGTTTTCAACAAACTCAACTACTTGATTCATTTGTCAATTCAATCATGATACTTACTTTACTCAGCAAAGCTGGAGTGAACATTGAAGGAAAGAATTTCTTCATTAAAGTTCAAGGAGACGACAGTCTAACTGTTTTTCCTGAAAGAATATATCAAACCGAGCGCAAACAATTTTTAGAGAGACTAGCCAATATGGCTCTAGAATACTTTAACGCAAAGTTAAATCACAAGAAATCTCAGATCACTGAAGATCTAAATGACGTAAAAGTTCTAGGATATCAAAATAGAATGATGATGCCTTATCGTACTGATTACGATTTATTATCACATTTATTATATCCAGAAAGATCATTTGGATTGCCCGAACTTGCAGCATCTGCTGTCGGTATCGCATGGGCAAGTCTTGGATGCTCTAGAAAAGTCTACTCCGTTTGTAAGGATGTACACAACTTCCTGATAGACAAGCTAGGAGTTAGACCAAATATCACATCTTGGATGTGGTTAGATCGAATGGGAACTGTTGAATTAAAAGACTTCAACATTGAAAAATTTCCATCGTTCGACGAAATCTGGAATTCGACTTTTTCAATCTCAACAAGAGATGAACGAATGAAAGAACGTCTATACCCAACAAAGCTTCAATCTGCTGGAGGATTTGTGTTCCTACCCTACTAACGTAAGGATAAGACCAATCCCCGAAAAAGGTTGATCATTGTTTAATACAATGAATAAAAAAAAATTATAAAAAAAAACAAAA